GAGTATGGGTCAGAAAATACTATTATAGCTTACATGGGATTTGTTCCTAACTTTAATAACTATAGGTTAGTAACATTACCAGATAAAGAAACTTGGTACGAGCCAACAGTTATCTATGAGAACAATAGATTGTCAGATAACGTTGAAGGCTTTTATCAAATGGCAGGTCAGAGTTTAGAAACACTGATTGAAATGAGAGAACTACAACCAAAATTATAGGAGAACATTATGGATTGGTTACAAAATAAAACAACACAGTTTATTGCGTTGATGGGTATCATTGGAACTCTTGCAGGGTTTGGATATACTGGTGCAACCTATGTCAATAGGATTGAAAACTTAGAAGCTAAAGCTCAACAAGCTAAAGAAACTGATGATGGTTTAGGTGAGATTGAAAAAAGAATAGAAGCGTTAGAAACTTCTGTGTCTTACATGAACAAGACGATTGATGAAACTATTTTAATTAAGATTGATAATCAGTCTAACAAAGTCGAAGCCATCAAGTCTGATATGTCAGGTATGAAAGCTGATATCGAAAGTGTTAAGACTGATATCAAAATATTTAAGGAAGAGAATAAGAATCCTTTAGCTGGATAATTACTTTAAAACATTTAACTCTCTTTGAAAGAAGTTATGTAAATCTCCAAGCTTATGCTTACCGTTCCGGAGGATAGTTTTTATAACATCCCTTTCATCTCGTGGGAATATTTCATCCACCATATCCTCCGGTAGCATACTAAACTCTGTTACAATTTCATTCTTACGTGTTAGTAAAACTTTAAAACTTACTAAGTTGGCTTCACTTTTATTAACCATTATCACTCTCCAAGTTTGCAAAGGTTATCTTATCTTGTCTACCTCTTAATCCTGCTTTCATATAAGAGGTTGCTCTGCCCTCAAAGAAGTTCTGATGTTCAACACCCATCACTTCATCCAACCATTCTAAAGGATTCTCTCGTTGGTCATAGTTTGTTTTAAGACCAAGCTGGAGTAATCTTCTATCAGCTATGTATCTATTGTAAGCATACATATCTTTCTTGGTAAGACCTTCAAGGTCTCCCATATCAAACACTAAGTCTAAGAACTTATCTTCTAACTCTACCATTTGTCTACAGATTTCATAAAGTTCTTTCTTAAAAT